ATGTGCTGTAGTCAGCGTAGCCACCTTTTGATGTTTTAGTGATTTTGAAATCAACACCACGTAAGATGTCTGTTGGTAGATCTTCCATGTCCGGATCCATTAGTGCCGCTTTAACGATGTTAAAGATTTGGCTACCGATGATGAATCTGCGGATTGGATTCTCTGGAGTTTTGTCTTCTTTTAATGGGCCGTCGACTACAAAGCCTTGGAACAGGTATGAACGCTTCTTCCAATATTTACGACCCATGTCTTCTAAGCTCTTGTCTTTGAACCAAGGGCGTACCTCAGTTAGGATTGGACAAGTTTCTCCCCACATTTCCATACAAGGAACTTGTACAGTAACTGGCTTAGAGTTTGTTTCTCCCTTGATACCTGCGAAAGGTAATTTAATCATCGCACGTTCTACCCAAAAGAAAGTGTTATCACCGTCTGCGTCTGGTAGGAAACGTACTACTGCTTCTGAATTTTCTGGGATATTCCAGTGTGGATAAATTGCGTTGTCGCCGCCGCCTGTGGATTGACCACTTGATTTATTTTGCGCTTCTTGAAGTTTAGCGCGGATTTCTGCCAAAGATGCCATAATTTTTCTCCTTAATAATATGCCTTTGTTTTGCTTCTATGCCTCTTTTCTCCATGCAACTACATAAAGAAAAAACTAGCATACGTTTAATTGTATGCTAGTTTATTTATCCTGTCAATGTTTATCTAGGATAATTTCTGGTTATTTTAACCAATTATTTGTTGCGAAGGGTTGCCAATACTTTACCAGCAATACGTTTGCCTTTTGCACCGCCACCTGCTGATTTTTCAATCTTAGAAAAGTTTTTACCAGGTTTGCCAATGTCTTTACCAGCGGCTGCCTTCTTAGCAGAATAGTCACCAGTAGATTCTTTTGTATCTTTTGCTGTGTGTTTTTCAGTTTCTCTACGTGCCTTGTCACTTAGATTGGTGACTTTACCACGTGGATCTTTTTTAGTTGCTTTCATCCAAGGTGTTTCTTTTTTCCAAGCATCGGCCTCAGTAATCGGTAAACCAGCAAGACGGCGCATTTCTGCCATCTGCTGACGTGATTCAAACTCACGCTTAACTTCTTCTTTTTTAATTTGGAGTAGTTGCTCTGCTAGTTCGCCGGCCTTCTCTCCATATTTCTTAGTAACTTCAATCTTGATGGATTCGTCGCCGCGTGGTACTGTGCCAACCATATCTGGATCATCGCCACGATTAATACTTGTCATTACGATGCGAGCAATTTCTGTCATCGCTTCTTTTGGCAATCTAGGTTGCTTCATATCTTCATACGTATCTAATTTCTTTTCAGCTTCTTTATCGCCAGTGGCAAATGCCTTTACACCTTTTAGAGCATCTTTCATTTTGTGTCCGATGCCTGGTTTTTTACCTGCTGACTTTAGCCATGTCTTGTCGGATTTATCTTTTAAATTCTCCATCTCGACTTGTCCTTTGTCAGTTTCGTCATGTGCTTGTTTAACATCGTGACGACCGTGTGCTTTGGCGATACGATTTACCATCGGAATCAAATACCAAAACCAATTTTCAAATCCGCCTGGATTTGTATCATAATCCATATGTGCGCTGTGTTGAGCGGCACGGCACATCTTGTCAAATTCGTTTGTTTGTTTATTCGCACGAGCGATTTTTGCCAAATCCATGTATAGGTTTTTAGCGTATGTTGGATCACCATGTTTTTCTAATCTACGTGGATAGTAATCGCTAATTGCATCGATCATTTGTCCGGCAACATCTGGAGTCATTGATGCCCAGCTTTCTTCTAGAGATGGTTCTTCTTGGACATGTTCTAATGCAACCTCGTCGGCCCATGCTTCAAATTTGCCAAACACATCTTCTTTAACGTCATCGCATGTGCAAGGATCGTCATCGCATCCGCAATCGTGTTCGTCTTCTTTTGAATCCTCACCGACATAGTCTTCTAGATCGAGTTCACCTGCTTCCTGCATGATCGAATATACTAATGGGAAGTATTGAGCTAGATCTTCTTTGAAAGAGCTAACTGTGAATTTAGATTTGTAATCTTCTAGTGTCGCTGGATCGATTTCAGTTTGTTCGATTAGATCGGCAGCCTCTACTGACTCTCTCCAAGATTCATAATGTGTTTGCTTAGAGATAGATTCTAGTGTAGAACGCAAGGTGGTTAATTTACTACCAACACGATCTACGATTCCACGTGCTTCTGTAGCCAACTGTTCTGTATTACCAACTTGACGTTTGAATGTGCTTAGAGCTTTAATTTGCTCACTCATCTTGATAATTTCACTACCAGTTACATCGTACGGAGCACCACCATTGGCTACGTGACGTTGCATTGCACGAGCACCGGCTAGGTGTGCCATTGGATATTTAAACCGCTCACCTGCTTCATTCTGGATGAAGATTGCCTTGATATTATTACCTCGGCTACGAGCACCTCTGTCTTCGCCAACCTTTTGATTATGACGTATGATTAATAGTGTTTTCTCTAGTGGGCGATATGAGCTCTTTGAGCTACCGTACATTTGTGCTTCTGTCATGTTGTCTTCCTTGGATCCGTTTTGTGCTAGATATTGAAAATCAGATTTTTCTAAATTGCCTTTAGAAATATCTCTTGCATCAAAGCGTAAAATTCTACGCATTGCAAATTGTCTCATTTCTTTTAAGAAGTCATACCAATATTCAGTAGTAATTGGATCATGTCCTTCTAAAATTCCTTGGCTATAAAATAATTTTAGTGTACCTAAATTGTTAATGCTCATGCTAACACGACCTAGATTATTACCTTCAACAACGAAGTCAAAATCAAAAAATCTTGCTTCTGTTGGGTCTACTGTAACACCGCCATTTTCGTCGCCCATTTGTAGGTTAGAAAAACGACTGCGTACTTTGTCAAATAAGTCCTGTGCAATTAGTTCTATAGCGTTCATGTGTGTATTTATTAAAAACTGTTGCTTATGTAAATGGGTAGCGGAAGCTCCATTTCGTCATTTACATAGTCATGCATGGTGTCATAAACCTGTGGATCCCACTCTTGTAACTGCATAATCATGCGCAGTGCTACAAGCATAGAAGCCACTAAGTCATCTGGCTCCTCGTTTTTTCCTGAAAAACTAACACCTTGTGCGATGTATGTTTTAAGCTGACTGATAAAACTTTGCGAATGTATCGTTAATTTGCGATTTTCGATTAGGTGTTTTAATTTCGCACAGGTAGCAACTTTGGCTTTTTCTGTGGTATTATAGCCCTTGCGATAGCGTCTTACATGCCCTTTCTTGATGGGCTCGCTCAGGAACATTCCGGGAAAAGTTTCTTCTCCTAGTTCACTAATCGCTACCAGCGCCGCTTCGCCTACTGTGTTGTTTTCTACTGAATAATAGATGCTACTACTGGCGCCGCGTTCTGAACAAGCATCGTCGATGTATTTGCAGATATCACGCATGATCTTGACTTGGCTTTGTATAGGAGTTAGATTGTGATGCCACTCGCCCGCTTGTACTAGCGTAGGTAATTCGATAACTTCGATAGCACTATAGTTGCCTCCTGTGCCTAGCGCAGGGTCTAATGCAATGATATAGGTACACTTGGGATCTATCTTCTTGTACCAACGAGCTTGACCCATTTTTACGATAGGATCTTTACCCTCCATCGTTGATAGGAAGATACTACTAATTAGTGTTTCATCATAGACTAAGAATTCGCATCCGTACTCACGGCGGAATCGCTCCTCACCGATGCGACCCATCTCGACTTCTTTCCACTTCTCATCACGATCTGGATGGTCCCACCAGTTTGATTTGTATCCGTAGAAACCGTTGATTCCTAATCCATCCTCTCGTTTATTGCCGAACTCGTCCTCATTCTTGATAGCGCCAAACCAAATTTCAGCAAACTGATCCTCGTCTGAGTTTGGTGTTGATGTGATGATCGCCTTACCACCAGTTGCTAGTGTAGGAGATATCGAAGTCCAGAATTCTTTAGCGATATTAACTGGAACGAACGCAAACTCGTCGCAATATAGTAGTGATATAGACATACCACGACCTGTGTTTTCTGTTGTTGTTTGTGCAACAATACGACTACCGTTGTCGAATTCAATCGACTGCTTGTTATAACTGGTTACTCCACAGCGTATATGATCAGGACATAACTCGTATGCGTAACGGATACGTTGCATGATTTCCTGAGCACCTGTATATTTGTGTGCCGCGATAAGGATAGTTTGATCGGGCTTGAACATGGCATACCATAACAGGTACCCGACTGCTGTTGTCGTTTTACCACTCTGGCGTGGTAACATGTTAACATTGAATCGATAGTTGTGTAGACTATCTACAAGAGATTCTTGGTATCCGTATGCGTCGTATTGTATTTGTCCACGGGTAGGGTGCTGGATGGCAAAGAATTTCTTTAAGAAATATTTGTGTCCTGTATCAAGATCTGAACACAGTTGCAAATCAATAATATCCTGCTCTGAAAACTTCAGAGTCTTGTTTGCTGTTTTAATTAACGAGTTAGTTTGCGATAATGCCATGCGTTTATTTACTGAAAAAAATAGGCTCCGAAGAGCCTATTTGGTATGCCTGGATTGATTAGATATTTTTAATAAAACTTTGATATTCTTGATAAAGTTTAGCAGTAGCATCGAAAAGATTGCCCTGTTGCTCAGCAGGTTGATACTGTTCTACGCTTTCTGGAAGTGGATTATCACCGCCACGAGCAGGAACTTGATCAAATCCTCTTACTTTATTAATGATATTAGCAAAATCGTTTGGATTAAATGAACGTGTATGTTCTTCTGGGCTGTTATCAAATTGACGTAAACTTTCTAAGCCTAATTCTTCTTTGTCTGTTGCGCCTAATTCGTTAGCCATATCGCGTACTTGGTCAGCCATGTCGCCGATATCGCCATTACTTCCGCCTGCTAATGTAGCGGCAGCACCGTGCTCACCATCCATGTCTGTAGTCATTGGAGGCTCGCCACCTGTAATTTCTGCACCCATTGCGGCTTCTTCGTCTTCGATACCGTCAACTGCTTGTAGTGCAGATTTGATGTCGCTGTGCATTGGTTCGGCAGTCATTGGTTTTTCTGGCTGATTGATATCTTTGTCGCCTACTGTTTTAACACCAGCTAGGTTCATAATCTGTGTTAGCATGTCAGCAACTTCGCTGCCTGATGATGCAGATGCATTAAGGCTGAATGAAGCTGGAACTTGTGGTGCAGGAGCTGGTGTTCCTTCCGGAGCAGGCATCATGACACCTTCAGTAATAACTGTTAGTGCTGGGTCATTGGCCATCTGGACCTGTGGCTGAGGTGGACTTGCTTCATCTAGTTCGGCTAATCTCTTGAGTACGTCGATCATTTGCATGGTTTATTTCCTTGGGTCATAATCCGATTGCTGGATCGGACTTTGGTTAGTTGTTGCTATATCGTTTAATGTTTGGCCTGGATTTTTAATAACGTCATCCGCTGTTGAATTAGGAATGACTTCGCCTCTTTCTTTACGATTAGCCTTTAGTTCATCATTTAATGCTTTTACAAAGCTAATGTTATATTCTGTACCGTAGTAGTCTTTTGAATCTACTTTAGGTGCTTCTGTATAATTTGAATCCTGTAGTAATGTGCCGTCTCTGGCCTCTCCTGGTTGTTGATAATATTCTGTTGGTTCGTTTGGTTTGCGAACAACGAGATAGTCGGGGCCTAGGGCGATTGATGATGAAATATATTCGTGTAGTTCCTGTGGAGTTGTTGGATAATCCAATGCAACTTCAAATACTGAAACTTGCTGATTTCTAATCTTTGGAAAATCCAAAGGTAGTGATTGAATTGGGCTTGTGCCTGACTTCTTAAAACTAGCTACTGAAAAACGCTCAAGGCATTGTTTCATAATAGCTTCTTTTTCAGCCGAAAGTTCGCCTGCGATTTTAATCCTAAAATCGTAAACTTTCTTGCTTTCGGTTAGATAATCTTTTAATGTTTTCATAAGTAATTCCTACTCTTTATTTATCCATGCTTTTGAGTTTTGCGATGATACTGTTACGGTCTGCAAGCACGTATCCTTCACCTGCGACAACACCATTATTCTCGCCTGCATCCTTTTTATCTATTGCTAGTTTTTTAAGCTGTAGATCTATCATTTTTAATTTTTTATCGATTTTATTAGATTTTGCAGTAATAGCGGCATTAAGCATATTGCCAGCAACTTCGAACATTCTGGCACCGTAACGTGCTTCTACATTCATACCTAAATCCATTAGATCATCGTATGCTTGTTCTGCTTTGTTTGCCAGCGCATCTAGCTCTGCATCACTAATATCGCCTAGTCCGCGGACTTGTGGCAGTGCCGCACTGATCTTATCAAATTCGGCTAAACTTTGTTGTAAATCAACATGTGTAGGTGCTGGTTCTGCAGGAGGTAATTCAATCGGAGTTTCTTCAGCAGGTGCTATGTTTAAGAGTTCTTCGAGTTTCTTAGTCATAATATTACTTATTTTATTTCTTACCGGTGTGGAAAATATCGTTCTCGTTTAGGACTCGGAATTTTAGGCCTTTCGCGGCACACCATTGATTGGCAACTTGCCATTTGGCCATGTTGCGTACAAACTGTGCTTGGTTATAGGGATTTTTTCCAACCTTTTCTTTTATCTGTTGATTTGATGGTTTGATTTCCCAAAGTTCTGCATGACGTTGCATGTTCTTGTCTAGGAATACTACAAGGAAATCAGGAACATAAATTGACTGTTTGCCTGTCAGCGGATCTTTGTAAGGAATCTTTATGCTTTCATTAGCCCATTCTTGTATGCTAGGATTATTGTCACACATACGCATAACTGCTAACTCCCAACTGCTACGATAAAAGGGAGTACCTGTACCTATGTACTTTCCTGGATTTTTTAATTTGAAAGGACCTTTGGCAAATTTTAAGCTCACGCTACAATCTCTCTAGATACCGCAGGGGTTGCCTTGTACGTAACACTTAACCCTAAGACGCTAGTTTTATATCTGTTGAAATTCAAAATAGCAGTTACTAATTCATTTAGGGCTACTTGATTTAATGATTTAATATTTTGGACGACAGCCATCGGATCGTAGCCATCGATATTCGATTGATAAAAAATCTGATATACGATTACTTCAGAAGAAGATTTACTAAATCCGTTGCTTTCAAAAAATCCTAACAGTGCATCCCAAGCGTTAGCATCAACCTGGATGTTGATACCGTAGAAATTGTTAAGATTATTTCTAGTTACGTTCGCACTATCTGAACTTGTAGTAGAAGGGATGTTGTTATAAAAATTTGCCATTATTGATTCTTAGTTGTTAAACCAGGCACAACATCTGTTGCAGTGCCTGTGGTTGGATTGGGTATAAAGTTTGAGCCGACTAGCATGGTTCCTGTCGCAGGACCAAATCCGAGAGCTTTACTTAATGAGCCAAGTCCTCCGCCGAGCATACCTGCGAGTCCACCAGACCCTGATGCTAGGGTGCCTTTCAATGCACTGTTTAAAATACTCTGTCCTTCTGCCTTTAGGCTCGCTGAAGTAACGTTGCTGGCGTTTTTTAAAATATTTCCGCCTTGGACGATCAACCCTGCAGCCTGTATAGGATTAAACGGTGACTGTCCGCTGAGAAGTGCGCTGGTCTGTCCAAATATATCATCGACGTTGGCAATGATACCGTTCGGACCAAATACGTTGCTATTACCTACATTTAACGGACTTGGATTGTTGTCATAGTGGAATGTTGCGAAACCGTTTGGTGTATCGGCGTGTACTCGACCTTCGCCGTAGAATACTGTTTCGTATGCTACCTGCATCCTGTTCGTTGCAAATTTGCTTCCTTGAGATTGATCCAATTGATCATGTTCCCAAGATGTGATTAATGGGTTTACTAAAATATAACTTGTAAATCGTTGTTGATTTAATTGATAAATCGTAATAGCATTGAAGAACGGTCTAGACTGATTATTGTTTAAACCATACGCACCAGGTGTCGCTGGACGTCCGTCAGCCGCAGTAGTTCCGGCAGCTGGGGAATATTTTGTGTTTAGATACCCTAATGGGTTCAATGTAATCTGGTTAGTCGAACGTGTGGCACTTTGTCCCCACCAGGTGTCGCGATAATAGTAACGGAAATAGTTGACCCATAAACTATTTGACACGTTGCTCATGTCATCATGGAAACTAAAACTAACAGGTTGATAGGTTATCTTTTTCTGTATGTTCGTTTTTCTGTTGTATTGATTTATGGTCTCAACATCGATTTGGAATTTTGGTAAATCGCAAGACTTGACCAACATCCCGGCTTCTAGATCTCGTCGTTGATCGGCCCATAGAACTTCGCTAATAGTTTCTCTGTTGATCGAAAGTACAACATAATATATGAAACTGGTTTTTGGTGCTAGTGCATATAAATCGTCAACATAAAGCCGACTGGCATGTGCAAAGTCGTGCATGTCGACTTGGGTGTTACCGTAATTTGCGAGGTAGTCTACTATGGATGGCATATGAATATTTAGCTAATAAAAAAGCCCGGATTTTATCCCGGGCTTTGTGTGTCTTCTACTATGTAGATTAGCCTGTTACTAGTGTATTGCCAGTAGTAGGTAATGAAGTTTGTTGTGCGTTATCGTAGGCAATAGTTAGTGTAATATCTAATGCTTCTGAACTGCTGTAATCTGCACCTTGGTATTGTGCTTGTTTTACATAACAACCATCAAGTTCAAATGTTTCAAGAACTTGTGGACCTTTTGCACCATTTCCACCGTCAAGAATTTGGATCTGTGTCTGGAATTTGTAATCAATACCTGCGTGAGCGGCAGATTGTTCAAAAAAGTCAAATTGTTTCTGTAACTGAGCGGCAACCAATTTGCTAACTGAGCCAGTAATATCATCACGGATAACGATCTGTATATCTTCCCATTTATGCTTGCCTGCGTATTTTACGCGGCTGTTATAAACGTGTAGTTCTACTTCGTCAAATGATACTTGAGGACGACCAGCTGTAACAACTTGTTTTGTTAACTCAGTTGTAGGTGAACCTGCTCCGAAGTTTAAGAAAAGTACTCTAAAGCGGTATTTTAACTTTGGCATCAACAAGCCTTGGCTTGATGAATTCTGCCCCGCTGGTAACGGTACTGACATTTTACTTAAATTTGCAATTGGCATATAAATGCGCTCCTTATTCCTTAATATTTACCTTTTTATGAACCTGTACTCAAGTTGCCATAGTTGCCGGATTTAATGGCACCTGTGTTAAGCAATCTAACTGGCACGTAGATGAACTCAACAGCTTTAACTGGTTCGATAGCAATATCGATCCATAGTTCAGAACGGTCAATTCTAGTTGGAGTGTTGTTACTTGTATCGCATACTACGATAAAGTCATATAATGCACGGTTGCCTACTAACTCTAACAATAGAGATTCAACTGCATTTTTGGCTTCTTGACGTGTTACTGCATCGTTTGGTTCAAACAAGAACGGACGAACAGCGATATCTAGCTGTCTGCGTAGGTATGCTACTAAACGAGCAACGTTGATACGATCCAATGCACTTGCGGCATTTGCACGTGTATAGTTACCAAAGTTAACAATACCAGCACCGTTTAAGGTAGCGATCGGATTGATATGGCCGTTTTGTGCCATTACATCTCTAATTGCTTGTGGTAACGCTGTTGGTACAAAAGTACCGTTGCTGTCAACATAACCTACTGATGTAGCATTGTCAACACCACCGCGGCGCACACCTGCTGGAGCAAACCATTGGTAGCTGTTAGCATCGCTGTTGATGAATGTACGCAACATCATGTGGCTTGGTGGAACAACGATATAGTTGCCTGTATTGTCGTTTGTGTAACCACTTGGGTAGAACACACCTAAATATTCGTTATGTGTTACTAATCCCTTGTCACCGTTATCAACTGCTTTGTTGCTGTTGTTACCGTATGCTGATAGTGTAGTACCGGTTGCTTGTAAGCGGAATGGTGTATCACCGATAACAAACGCTGTCTGTGCGCGGTCATCGTTAAGTGTTACAAGATTCTGCATAACTTCTGGATATCCGGGGCATGCTATCAAATTAAATGTCAATGTATCTGTATCACGGATCGCTTGATTCGTATCTATTAGAGCTTTTAGGCTCTTGATAACGAAAGCACGTTGCGCTAATCTACCAAATGCGGCAGAACCGTCTGCGTTATTTGGACTTACTGATACCCAGCGACCGGTTGTGTATGCAGTTGTAGCATTAGAACCATCCATTGGATCACCAGTGCGAACGTTAACACCGTTGTTACTATTGATATTGATATAATTTGCTTCGAATTGTTTAACATTAGAACCAGACCAACGTAGATTCCATAAGCGTGTACCACGTGGATACAATGCTGGATCTGGAGCATCTGGATCAACATAATCGCTAGCTAATAATTGTTGTACAGTGGCGATTACTTGTGGACCATCAACACCGTTGCTTGACCAACGAGCATCGTCAAATACCCATCCATTTGGAGTTGTGCTGTCTGTTGGGTCCTGTTGTTCCCACTTCAATGTATTTCCGTTGTAAACATAATATACCTGACCATAGCTGTCTATTGGGCTAGTCTGGATCCAGATATCACCATTAACTAATGGAGTTCCGTCGCTTTGTGTTGTTGGTGCTGTTGCGCCAACGAAAGGACCATTTGGATCTGATTGTGGGAAAGCATTTTTGTAACCCTGCCACTTAACACCATTATGATACATGATGTCGACGTTGTGGATAACATTGCTATACCATAGTGTACCATCTACTGGAGCACTTGCTGGAGCATTTTTGCTAGCTGTGTAAACTAACGGAGCCCAGTTACTTGCTCTATGGGTGTAGCCATCAACTTCGTGCGCACCTGCGGCATAGAAATTGTTTGAGCCTGCCCATGTATCAGCACCGCTGTTATATGACCAAGGTGTAAATCCTGCGTCAACTAAAACGTTGCTTGGATCTTTGAATTTAATTTCGCCACCTGTTGCATGTACGATTGAAACAGTACCATCTGCATTTAATCTTGCAGATACGTTAGTAAACCCACCACCGTTAATTGCACTTACTAGTGCGCTCAATGTTGTACCGTTAATAGTTACTGCGGTCTCATCTGTTAATGCGCCTTCAGCATTTCCACCTGTAACGCTTTCTTTAATAGTCAATACAGCACCGTTAGGTAGTACAGGAGCACTTCCGGAAGGTGTGCTAGTGATAGTAGTTGGACTTACTGCGGCACGTCTTTGGATACGGAATTCAACTAACTGAGTAAAGTTAGTGCTGGTTCCGGCAGTACCGTTACCATGATCAAAATTGCTTTCGACAAACAGTGTACCAACTGGAATATTTGCGCCGCCACCGGTAGGATCGATAGCGTAAAGTGCCGCTTCTGATGTAGCATAGATCGGAGCAGATACTTTGTTGAATCCTTGGGCAGATGCGCTATACTGTTTAACTGACCAGCTTGCACCCGTGTTTGGGCTTGTTGTCTTGACATACACAGAACCGCTTGGCTTGTGTGTAAAGTTTGGATATTGTGTATGTGGACCAATAAACAATGCTGGAGCATAATATGTGCCAGCTGGAATACCTAATGAACTCAATGTACCGGCAGTACCTGCAACAGTAATTTGTCCAGGATATGCATCAACATACAGTTCTAATGCACCCATAGCGTTGGCTTTAGCACCAATACCGCTTGTGTGTAATGTTGAGTTAATACTTGCGGCGATAGTTACAACTGTTGACGCTGTACTTACAGTAATGTTATTACCGTTAATTGTCAATGTACCAGGAGCATTAGCAAACGATGGATTGTTGTTATCGCCTTCTACTGCTGGATAACTTGTTGTCCATGTTGTTGATACGAATGTTGATGTATTTGCATTCCCAGCAAAAGAAGTTTCGCCTGATGATCCAACAACTACCCATTGGCTGTTCATATTTTTGTATTGAACACGATTGGTATTTGCAGTATCAGTAGTGATTGCGTAAGAACCAACTGCACCGAAACTTGGATTGATCGTGTGATCATTGCCGACAGTAGCTTGGGCGCGGTTACTTGAATCAATTACAGAGAGAGATTGTACAGTAAATGCATTTGCAGTCGCATCCCATTCAAAAATACCAAAACTGGTATTGCTGGTATCTAACCAGTATGAACCGCCTGCTGGAGGACCTTGAGGTGGACTTGCTTGAGGAGCCAATGATGATAAATCAAATGGAGCTCTAATTACGTTTACTTGTGAGCTAACGCCTAAAACTGAATATGCGGCTTGTAAACCGTATTCGTTCAATTCGCCTGCGTGTATTGGATTATTGTTAGCATCTACCGCAAAATATGGAGTACCAAATGTGTCTGTTAGATCACGTTGACTTGTTATTGTCCATACCTGTCCGTCGTATGCTTTAGTGGTACCAGGGGCTGTGCCTGTACCTGATGAATTCTGTTTGTTTGCGCCAGTAGCAACAAATATTAGAGGAACCGTTGAAGGTGCTCCTGGAGTGTAAAAACTCTCGTTAAGTATGCTTACTGATACGCCTGGTGAATTAAGTGTAGCCATTCTATACATTCTCCCATGTAATGGTTGTTCATCAGTATTTAGTGGTTATACCAAATTTCTATTGGTTAAATACCTATGAAAAGGGTGCAAAAAGGGCGGGTATGGTACGATCTCTATGTAAAAAGTGCGGCAAAAGACCTGTTGCTATTAATTATCATAAAAATGATAAAACATTCTACAGGCGCACTTGCGACCATTGTGCAAATAACCGATCTAACGGTATGCCAAAATGGGAGTTGTCTGGGTATAGACTAAAAGACAGTTGCGATAGGTGCTCATATTCTAGCAAGCACCCTGAACAGTTTGACGTTTATTATATCGATGGAGACCCTGATAATTGTAGGTCTACAAATTTAAAAACAGTATGCGCTAATTGCCAGCGCATACTGCACAAGCTCAAGCTGCCATGGAAACGGGGTGATCTTCGACCAGATTTTTAATCTGATTATACAGGTCGTCGATTGTTGTGTCGTTGGTTACAATAACATCTATCGGACTTCCAACCCAAGCAGTTTCGCTAGCATGGATCCCTAGCTTTTCAATTTTACTTTTACTCAATGCCCAACTAATATTTCCTGCAGGTCCAGCATTCATGCTTTCCGCGTCTTTATACCACACAGGATCATCACCGCGCTTGATGCGGACTACCATGCCGCCGGCATTATGGATCGCTTTGATTTCATTAGGAAAGCGCACATCGCTAATAACGATATTATCGCCTGTTTTACGCATTTTGTTTTCTAAACTGGCGATCCAGATATCATCATGGAACCCAGTACGACAAACTTCGGTACCCCAGTATTGTAGGATCCAGCGGGGAGTTAAATTAGGCATGCCCAGGCGTTCTGCCCACCATGGATCTACTTGTTCTCTCCATTCACGTGCTTCTTTTGTGCGACCTTCGAGCAGGACTCTATCCCAGCCGAAGACTGCCGCACAGGCATCTTTTAGTGTATTTGCGAATGAGTCGCGTCTAAATCCATGGAAATTTACAAGATAGTCCGCGGCAGTGTCTTTGCCGGAACCAATGAAACCTACAAAGCCAATAATCATAGTATCCCCCGAGTGATACATTATTTTATTACAGCTTTGTTACGAAGTCAATCTTTTTTGGCTTTTTTATCTTTTGAATTCCAGCTTGATACTGGACTTTGTGTGCTGGTATCGCTTGGCTCAGAACTTTTCTTAGAAGTTAATCTAACTTTCTGTGCGCCAAACATCTTTGACGTGCTGTCAATGATGATATCGTCAGCATCGCTATAACCAATCGTTACTGTTTTTAATCCTGTCGGACCGGCAAGATCCATTGGATAATCGGGCATGCCCGCCATCGCCACTCCGTAACGATATGCTTTATAACCACTGCTATTATCTAGGTCTGGATAGAAATGTGCGTTAGGCAGTGTTGATTCTTGGTCTGCTAACATACCTTTTCGGCCTGCCGCCTCTACGGATTCTAATAATTCTTGAATTTTCATTTCTTATCCTCTTACGAACCACATAGGTGTTTCGCCTGTCTGACTATTTAATATCTCTAGCTCTAGCTTCTCGATTGCCGCGGCACCTTCTTGTTTGAGTGCTGTACCGTTTAACTGTGTGCCACCTTGTGGGCTAGCGATGGTACCAAACTTTTCACGTGCTTCGCCTAAGATAATTTTACATTGTGCAAGTGTGTAGTCTTTAAGCCAAATGCCTGCATATGGATCTTTTACGAGATCGAAATCTGGACGATGGTTATTAACCCACAACAGCAGTGTTTCTTGTCCTCTAGGACGTTGCATTAGGGTTATTTTCTTGTTAGCTGGATTAAAACGGAAGTTGATAAAACTACCGAACATTTTACCTACTAGATTCTGATAGCTAGCAAACGCAAAATACGTCGCCAGTCCGCCCATATTGCTAGAACTTAATAGATATGTATTTGTATAGGCCAAGTTGAACGGCTCAAATAACGTACCGGTATCCCCACCGCCTGTTCTAGATCCGATACTTCTACGGAAAATTTCGCGGACACTCATTACTTCCGGGGCTAGGGTATATTCGTTAACATCTTGATCGCAGGTCAGGAAGCAATAGCTCTCTTCAACGCTATTTGAGCTACGTTGACGATATTTTGCCAGGGCACGATCTATAGCAGTTTGGTAGTTTTTTGGCTCGAGTTCAACATCAACCATGCCGTCACCCAGCATATTTTTAACGTATTCGATGATTTCTTGGCGAGCGTTTTCTGTATCGGTCATAACTATATTTAGCCTATAAATACACTACTATGCCAAGACTCTCTCTTTACCGTCCTGAAAAAGGCAATGATTTCAAATTCCTAGATCGTGTTATTAACGAGCAATTTCAAGTGGGCGGTACTGACATTTATATACACAAATACTTAGGTCCTGTAGACCCGTTGACAGGGGAATCTTCACCCGCTACACCTGTTAACGGAAATTCAATAAGCGAGCTAGGAATACAAGACGTGCTACTCATGGAAAATCGTGATAGGCACTATGATCCTAATGTTTATATTTGTAGGGCAATTTACACAATGCAGGACTTAGATTTTAATCTAAGTCAGTTTGGTATTTTCCTTACGAACGACAACATCATGATTAACATACACCTGCGTTCCAGCGTTGAGTTGCTAGGCCGTAAGATAATGAGCGGTGATGTAATCGAGTTACCTCATCTAAAAGACGAATATGCGCTCAATGATGCGATGGTGGCCCTAAAACGATTTTATGTTGTTCAAGATGTGACCCGTCCTGCAACAGGTTTTTCACAAACATGGTATCCACATCTATTAAGACTAAAATGTACTCCGATGGTTGACAGTCAAGAGTTCAAAGAAATCCTTGATGAAGTACAAACAGACACCCAAGGTAATTCTACAAATCAAACACTGCGTGATTTGCTGTCGACATACAATCAGTCTATCGCTACAAATAATGCTGTTATTGCACAGGCAGAATTAGATTTGCCTACGTCGGGTTACGATACTACACCGTATTTTATTACTCCGTTGAATGAACAGGGATTACTAGATATCGAAGATGTTAGTGATACTAATGTTGATGTTACTTCAGAAGGCACTATTGATGCTTCTGTTGTGCTACGTACTCCAGATAAAAATTTATATGTTGGTTACTTAACCGAAGACGGAATTCCGCCCAATGGTGCTCCATACAGCTTTGGTATCGAATGGCCAAGTGATCCTATCTTAGGGCAATTCCATTTGCGTACAGATTATTTCCCGAATCGCTTGTTTAGATACGATGGAAAATTTTGGTTATTCTATGAACAAAATGTGCGTATGGAAGTTACTAATACTCCGACAGATAGTACTGCTAACTATCCTAACACGCAAACACGTCAAACAGAAGTTACCAGCTTTATTAACAACACTAATACCGCCACAATCGCAGGAGTGGTGGTCCAGGAGCGTCAAGCACTAAGTAAAGCACTACGTCCAAAGGCTGATAATTAAGGAGTTTTAAAATCGAACATTTCTATGATGGGCAGATACGCCGATACCTAACACAGTTCATGCGTCTAATGAGCAACTTTGCTTATAGAGATGCCAAGGGAAAACT